ATCAAAAAAGATGTCAAAGTGAGTGCCGCGCTTGGCCTCGTCCACCCACCCCTTCTCCATTTCGATGTAGCTGACCACCTTGTCAATGTACTCCGCATTGCTTAGGCTATTTTCATCACGCTCCTTGATTAGACGCGCCAGGATCGTCATCATGTCTCCGTCGATAAAACTCATCAAGTGCGGCATCTTGTTCGCGATCAAGTATTTGCGGAGCTTCTTTGCACCATTAGGGCTGAGTGTGACAACTGAGTTCACATTACCTTCGATGGCTTCGAGCAATTCAGCGAAAGACAAACCGTATTGCTCGCCAAAGAAGGTTTCGGTTTCAAGGTATTTACCGCTTTCTTTGGCCTTGTTAAACGTCTCATGGTCGAGAAAGTAATAAGTGTACCCTTCAACTTCGTTGTTCATGCGTTTGCGTGTGGTGCTTGTCACGATCTTGGTGTAGCCGCGCAAAACTAAATCATCTGCAATCTGACGTTTGCCCGAGCGCGTTTGTCCTGAAAGTATTACTAATGCCATTTTATTTGTCCCTAATTGGTTTGGTGCAATAAAGAATGCCGACCATTTCGAGATAGTCGGCATTTCAATTTCTATCAGCAGTAACGTCGATAAACTTGGCGATCAGCCGAGTAACGACTATTGCGCAACGTGTCACATTCGACATCGTCATCACGGCGGTGTGAACCGTAGTATGGTCTTGGCTTTGTTGCGCTGTTCGCTACAACTGGCTTTTTCACCGTTGAGATCGGTCGCGGTGCAACTGGCTTAACCACTGTTGGCGTTGTACGTGCAATCGAAGATGTTGTACGAGTTACCGATGGCCGTGAGCTGCTAAAACTGCTCGACGAACGGCTAACACTTACGCTACTGCGGCCACCGCTGAACCCTGCATGTGTTTGTTGCAATGACAGAGCAATGATTGCTCCTGCGGTACACATTGCCAGTACCGCTGCAATCACCACATCTTTAATGTTGATCATGCCGCTTTCCCAGTGATGATGTTGTCAAATTGCGCTTGAATGCGCTCCAAACTGTCTGCTTCGTCTTTGTCTGTGCGGTACACATCTTCTGCAAGGCGAGGTAAAAACAAGCTGTAATCGTCATTTGATGCGCTTGGACTGAGCAACTGATTAAACACGACCGTTACAATTTTACCGTTCCAGTCTGCACGATCTTTTTCAATCGCCTTGCGCATCTTTTCATTCTTGACCGCAACATCGACTTTCAATTTGCCACACGCAGATCGGCAACGTAACGCTCCCGGCAAGCCTTCGTTCTTACTGCCAATCTTGCCGTCCGCAATGTCGTAGATTTCCAACTCACACGGCGCTTCGATCTTGAGCTTCACTTGATCTTTAGATGTGCCATCTTTCCAAATCATGTCAGGACGTTTAATTACAGTGCCCTCTTTACCTTGCTTGGTAAGACTGAAAAAGTGATCGTATGCGGCAGCGAGTGACGTCACCACCTTCGTTTCGATCATGCGAATGTGAGTGGTGTTCTTGGTTGTGTCGCGAATATCCTTCAGACGATTCAAGTAAGGCGTGTTGTACTGCCCTTTCGCTTTCACCGCAGTGATTGGAATTAAGTCCCAAATCAAGTAAATCGGACGCTCACCTTCGCCAAACTTGCCACCTTTAAGAACTGAGTTCAGAATGCCGTTACTGACTTCACGCGCCAAAATTTCGCCATCACGTTCAACCATTAGCTCACCGTGATACTGGAAGTTTTCACGGAGCTTGACCTTTGCTTCTTCAATCAGATCGCCAAACTCATCCATAGGGAATGGTGAGCCTTGACGCGAAGCGAAGAACAATGTGCCTTTGATGCGGTTGCCATTTGCGAACATACTGTCGGCTTTCTCTTGTGAGATAATACCTTTCGACCAGTCCCATTCTTCGATCTTCGCTTCTTTTGGCAAAGAGCAGCGCTGATAAGGGAAAACGGGGATTAAGTCCTTACATGCTTTGTTGATGGTTGATTCGCTGAAGCCTGCACGTAGGTCTTTACGCAAGATACGAATCAATAGCTCTGCTGAATCCTTGCTGAGTGTACGCAACTGTTTCTCAAGTGCGTCTTTGGCTGCGTTACCTGTGAGTTTGCGATCAATCAGGTCTTGCAGGAACTCATGCGTACCGTTTTCATCAAAGAACAATTCGCCTGGCTCAATTTCTTCGTGCGCTTTGGTTGGCCGAATGCCAAAGATCATAAAAGGGTCGTATGCGAGTTTGCACACCGCCTTAAATTCATCATTTGCCGCAAAGTTCGTAACGAGTGCCTGCTTGTCATTCTTTGACGATTTTTCGGCTACTTCGTTAAGTGCGAGTAATATGTCTTTACTGTTCATGGATATACCCTTTAGTTGGCTACTGCTTGCTGTTTACGACGTTTCGCGATTTCGAGGAGCGACATGCCCGTCGTGTCAAAAGTCACCGCTGACTTTTCATTTTGTGATGATACTGTATTCGCTGTGGAAGTTGAAGCATTTGCACTGGTTGTCTTTTCTTCTGTTGGTTCTTTCGCCAACTCACGCATACGCTTGTTGATGGCGTCTGCAACGGTTGGTGTTGATTTAAACTCTGGAGCATGTGCAATGCCTTTTGGCACAAGTCTGCTTTCGTCAACTGCTTTTGGAGAAGCTAGGGTGCGACCGACATTACTTTGGCGACCAAGTTTAAGACCCATCGCTTCTGCATTTTCGATTTGATTTTCTCGGAGCTTCTTGCGGTTCACGTAGTAGATTGCGTGTCCCGCCTGTTGTTCTTCTTTGCGCATACCGATGACCATGCAAGCGGACCCACTTGCAATTGCCGCACCGCAAGCTGCTTCATTTGAATCTAGGCGACCTAGCTTGTGATCTTCGATACGGCGAAGGCATGATGCGTAATTGGGACGGTAGCCTGCTGCGCCGCAGTAGTCGCAGTAATACGCGTTAGTGCCTAATGTAGATTGTTCTATTGGGTAGACTTCTTCGTCTTTAAACTCGACTAAGCGAATGTTACGTGCCATGTGATGTACCTTTTTGATTGATGCTTCGTTTCGATAAAGCAATAATATAGTGCTGATGTAGGGTTAGAAGCGTGTTTGCAACTAACCCTAGTGTTTGCCCTACCATGTCGCCCAAGCGTCGTACTGGGGCTTTGGTTGCGCAGGAATGTTGGTAACAACACCAGGCGTGGTGCCGTTGAGGTTGAGGTGCCGAGTAAGTACAGGCAATGCCAAACTACCATCATTACGTATCTCTAGCCGCTTGTTCTTTTGTAGCGCGTAGATGAATCCATACACTTGAGATGCGTCAAGTTCAGCAGAGTAATTGCCTGCGTCTACAAGTTCCGAAATCAGATCCAAGAAAGTAGTCTCTCGGTCTTTTAGTTGATGAATCCGCTGATTGCCGTTCTCTAGGCAAGTCTCATTGAGTTCGTCAATTTGCTTAACGTAGGCGCTCATTTCTGAGCCACTGTAGGTATTAACCCACACGGTTGACCTTTCGCTACTGATAGACAAGACCGCTGAATTGAAGTTGCCTTCAGAACCCGCCTCGATACCAACAACACTGAAATAGCCTGTTAGTGTTTTGTAGGTGCTGTGCGTAAACATGAAGCTCATTGCCATGCTCCCCATTGTGCGTATTGATTTGTCTTTGGAGCTTCCTCAATCTTTGTTCCCGTTAGTGCGCCAAACAGCTTGAAGCGTTGCTTTTGGTGTTCGCCATCATGCTGAATGCCAAGACTGTCTAACCAACGATTCAAGCCTTGAAGTGAAATCGTTGGTTGTTGTGCATTGCAGAAATTCATAATGCGCGTGTCGGTCTGCATCAAACATCTGACATCGCCATTGTTGTCCTTGTAGGGGATGTGGCGCATGTAGACGTCGGACGGCGTGGCGACATATCCTGTATCTTCAGCGTAATCTAAGACTTTTTGGTAGCCTTTCAACAGGCGATCGTTTTCGCCAGGCTGCTTAATGTTATAAGCATCGGCACCAATCTCTATCTCCCCATGTCGATTCTCAACGCCAAGGTCAATGCTGATGCCAATTGCGACAGAGATGCCATTGTTTCGATTGCTTACAATGACAGCAATG